ATCCTGATCGCTTAGTCGTAGGCGGCAACACCGCTTATGGCAACTTACGCAACAGCCAGCAAACAGTTACTAGATAACTACGCCTGCATATCTACGCTCGAGCCAACCGACATACAAGTTGGCGACAGCGTAGTTGTAGGCGCGTTAGGCGCACCGTTTAACGGCACGTTTACCGTGTTGGCTTGCCCTCAATACCAGTTCGTAGGCGTTGACGGCGTTACAGGCGAATTTAATTACAACGTAAACGTTGCAGTACCTAACCAAATTTTGTTTGCTTGCACAGGTAGCGACGTTGAGTTTGTTGCGATCTATACCGGCACGGTTGCGTTTACGCCGACATGCACTTGGGTTACGGCCGCCAATTTGGTTACGTATTTGGGCGTGTCGATTACTAACCCGTCAGATGATTACACGCTTATTACGCAATCAGTATCGGCAGGCAACCAGTTTTGTAGCCGTAGGCGCGCCGAGGCAGGCTATAACGACAGTCTTAGCACGTCGCCTAGCGGTGACGTCACGTTAGGCACGCTCATGTATTGCGCGGCGTTGTGGCGCTCACGTGGTTCACTCGAGAACGTGTTTGCGTCATTTGAGGGCATGGGTAGCGCACCGCAACAGTCATTGACGCCGATCGTTAAACAGTTGTTAGGCATTGATCGACCAGCGGTGGCATAGATGCCAGCACCGTTTACAGACCTATTAAACGAAGGCATTGACGACATCACAGCAACGCTCACGGCAATCACATCGTTACGCGTTGTCAACGACCCAACAAAGATCGTGCCTAATTGCGTGTTCCTACAAGCACCAAGTTTTACGACAACGGCAGGCAACGGCAACATTGTGCGCATGGATTTTCCGATAAAAATTATTGGCAGCGGCCCGGCAGGGCTACCCGTGTTGCGCGAAATCTTGCAAATCACAGCAACCGTTTTAGGGTCAGCAATCATCATCACATCAGGGCAACCGGGCGTACTAGAAATCGGTGGGCAAGAGTACCCGTGCTACGATTTGACGTGCGGTATCGCAGCGAGGACAGCCTAAACACATGACAACTTACCTAGTGACCAGCAACAGACTTGACGGGCTAAAACGCGGTGACACCGTTACCGACAAAGATTTAGAGGGTTGCAACATTGAGCATTTGATTGATGCAGGGCATATATCCACGCAACAGCCTAAAAAATCTGTTAAAACTAAAGACACAGACGAAAAGGAATAACCACTATGGCTACAACCGTTTACTTGAGCAACCCAGCGCTAACAATCAACGCAGTAAATTTAACGGATCAGGCAACCGAAGCAACGTTGACGTTTGCTTACGATCAATTAGAGACTTCGGCGTTCGGAGATGTAGCGCGCAAGTTTGGTGGGTCAGCAGTCACGTCATTGCAGAACAACACATTCGAGGTAACACTATTTCAGTCGTATGAAGCGTCAGAAACTGAGGCAACGATTTACGGTTTGGTTGGCATTACGACAACAATTACGGTTTCACCAACCGCAGCAGGTCTAGTTACACCGACATCAACATCACCTAAGTACACGTTGACTGGTTGCTACCTTGCAGAACACACACCAATTTCAGCATCGTTGGGCGAACTCAGCACAATCACTTTGACGTTTGCCGGTGGCGCACTCACTAAAGCAGTCGCATGATCGCGCGGCATTGGCCGCTGAGAACTAAAGCAATAAATAAAAAACATACAACGCCGTATCGGGGGCATTAATGCAATTAACAATGAAACTGACGTTTGCTGACAGCGAGCAAATCGTTACAACAAACCTAATGACGATCGTGGCGTGGGAGCGTAAATACAAACGTAAAGCGTCACAGATTAGCGACGGTATCGGTATTGAGGATTTGGCGTTTCTTGCGTACGAAGCATCACGACAAAACGGCATCGTCGTACCAGCACTATTAGACGAGTACATCAAATCGTTGCTCAATCTTGAGGTCATTGAGCAAACAACCCCAAAACCAAACGCGGCTCATACCGCTACGGACTAGCGCAAATACTTGTCGCAACCGGGTATTGGCCGCCACAAATCACATTCGACATAGATGACATGAACACAACCATTGAACTAATAAACAAAGAGCGTAAGTGATGCCAGTTAACAGCACGGTTGAGGTTGTCGGTCTTAAACAAACGATTAACGGTTTAGGCAAGATTGATAAACAGTTGCAAAAAGATTTTAAGAGCGACGCAACACAGATAGCGCAACCAGCAATTAACGCAGGCAAAGCGGTTTACACAAAAGTGCCGATCAGTAATTTTGCTAACGACTGGACACAACGCAAAGACGGGCGACGCATTAAGGGGTTTAGTGTTGACAAAGCAAAGAGCGGCGTCAAGATGCGTTTTGACACTCGACGCAACGCGGTGGGCGTAATTCTTATTGAGCAAAAAGATCAGGGTGCAGCAATTTTTGAGGTAGCAGGTCGCAGAACGCCTAACCGTTTAGATGACAGTTTGCGCATTGTTGGCTATCCAGTTAGCGCAGGTCGCACTCGACTTATCGGGCCAGCCGTTTACAAAGCGCGCCGAGGCATAGAGGCAGAGATGCTTAAAATGATTAAGACAACTATTGCGACGGTGCAAAAGGAACTGAACTAATGGCATTATCTATTCCGATTATCAGCGAGTTTGACGGCAAGGGCATTGACAAAGCGGTCAAAGAATTTAAGCAACTTGAAGGCGCAGGTGCTAAGGCAGGGTTTGCGTTAAAAAAGGCAATGGTGCCGGCTATTGCGGCGTTGGGTGGTTTGGCGGCAGGTTTGGGTGTTGCTACGCAGGCAGCGGTCGAGGATCAAAAAGCACAAGATTTGTTGGCGCAGCAGTTGCGTACTAGCGCTATGGCAACCGATGACGTGATTGCAAGTAACGAGGAATTTATTTCGGGTATGTCGCGTGCGTTTGCGGTAGCCGACGATGAGCTGAGACCAGCAATGGCGAACTTAGTGCGCTCGACTGGCTCGGTAGAGGTTGCGCAAGGGCTGATGAACACGGCGCTTGACATCGCAGCGGCGACTGGCAAAGACCTAGAAACTGTTACGTTGGCATTAGGTAAGGCAGCAAATGGGCAAACGGCAGCGTTAACAAAGTTAGACCCGTCGCTTAAAGGCGTTATTGATTCCGAGTCAACACTTGATGACATCACCAACGCGCTATCGGTTTCGTTTGGTGGCGCGGCAACAGTCGCAGCCGAGTCATTCGAGGGCCGTATGAAGGGCATGAAAATTGCGATGGACGAAACTAAAGAGTCGATCGGCGCGGCGTTGTTACCCGTGTTGCAAAAGTTGTTAGAACTTTTAGAGCCTATGGCGGCATGGGCGCAAGAAAACACGAAAGCGTTTTTAATCATTGCAGGCGTCATCGGCGGTTTTTCGGCGGCGATCATTGTTGCAAACATTGCTATAAAAGCATTTACTATCGCGTCACAGATCGCTACGGCAGCGCAAGCGGCGTTTAACTTTGTCATGTCAGCAAACCCAATAGCACTCGTCATTATTGGCATTGTTGCATTTGTCGCAGCGCTCGTCATCTTGTACAAACGATTTGAGACGGTGCGTAACGTAGTCGACACAGTATTTAACGCAATCAAAACAGGCGTCACGGTCAGCCTAGATTTTTTGACCAGTTACTTTAACGGCGTACTGAACATCTACAAAGGCATATTTAACGCAATAGCAAAATTGTGGAACGGCACGGTGGGCAAGTTGTCGTTTAGTTTTCCGTCTTGGGTGCCGGGGTTTGGTGGCAAGGGCATCAGCGTGCCGAACATACCGATGCTCGCCGAGGGTGGCATTGTGACGTCGCCTACGTTGGCGATGATCGGTGAGCGCGGCCCCGAAGCGGTTGTGCCGTTGTCAAAAATGGGTGGCATGGGTGGCGGCGTCACCGTCAATGTGACGGGTGGTTTGGCGACCAGCGCCGAGATCGGGCAAGCGGTCGTTAACGCTATTCGTGCCTATAACAGGTCGGCAGGGCCAGCACAGATACAGGTTGCCTAATGGCAGGCACAGCCGTTGTCGGTGCAGGCAACTACACGCTCGAGATTGACACAGGGTTTATACAAGACGCATTTTTGCTTGACGACCCAGTTGCAGGCGTACTCGACAACACGCAATATGTATTAGACGGCACAACCAATTTTGC